GGTGAAGAAGAAGGCATGGGCGTAAATACAGTAAGGTTGTTTAGATCATGAAAATATCAATTAATATACTTACATGGAACAATATAAATACGGTAGCAGATACTATTGCTATCTTGAAAGAAGATTTAAAGGATATGCACCATGAGATCATCATAGTTGACAATGGCTCAACTGATGGGTGTGCGGAGCTTGCTACTATAGCAAATAAAGAGAATAAAGGCGTATCAATAGGTAAGAATCAAGCTTTGGACACGAGCCAAGGCGAATATGTGTTTTTGCTTGATGGTGACATAGTACCAGTGCCAAATAGCATAAATAAGCTAATAGAATATCTTGAGCAGCACAAAGATTGTCACGCTATAGGGTTTTACCCTAATAAGTTCAACAATCAGCGTAATAAATTAGGACAAGCGAAATATCACGAACATTATTGTGATGAACTGTTTGAACCAAAGATACATACGCAGGCTATCTGTTTTTATGGATTGTTTAGGCTTGAAACGCTTAGAGAGCATATGATAAGGTTTCCTGAGTACGGAACATTCGGAGAGTGTGGATATGGCTGGGAAGATAGTGACTTTTATATGCAGATGCGTGAAGCAGGGCTTGAGCAGTGGGTAGCAGGTATGAACACTATTATAGGCAAGTATTACCATGAGATAAACTCATCTATTCGTGAGATGGGGCAGACAGCCTATATGGCTACATCAAGACGGCGTAGACAAGATTTCGCTGATAGATGGGGCGACAAGGAGAAATTGTATTATAATGTTAGATAAAACTATACACAAGCATTTAGATACTATGGAAGGTATCGAACAGGAAATGACTAAAGATGTTGATAAGATAATGAAAGCTATTGACATTGATAGAGTTATAGAAAACCCAGAAGCAGAGCTATTGCGCGCATCAGGGGTACTTGGTGTAGAGATAAAAGATAACTATTCGTTACAGGCTATGGAAGCAGGATATACGCTTGTAGATGATGTAAGAGCGGATGTTGTAAAGGTAGATAAAAGCAATGATCCGAACTTAAATAAGGAAGAATTTGATGATGAAATCGCAGTTTAAGTCACATTTTAAGATGCCTAAGATAAACTTTCAGAAAGATTTGAAAGTTATTGCTGATAGGATCATAATACCTGATATGCAAAAGGGTATAATCGAGGGCATAGACATAAGCGGCAATGCTTTTCCAAAGAACGAAGCTAAGACTATACGAAGAAAAGGGCATAACAGAGTGTTGCAGGGTAACGAAAACAAGCTTAGATCAAGTTTCAGGAGTAAAAACAAGGGTAAGTTCAATGTCTTAATCGATTTAAAGAACGATAGGAAAGACATTGGCAGATACTTACAGATAGAAGGCATACGAAGTAACCGATTAGGTAGAAAAAAGTTTGATTTCTTTGGGATAAGTAAGCTTGCAGAGAAGCTTGCTTTACAGTACATGAAACAGCGTATTGATAAGGCGGTAAAAAATGCCTAACACAGAAGAAATGAAAGTAATGATAAATAGAGAGCTTGCTGCTATGGAGATATACCTTTGGGGAGCTTCAATGCGTAGTGCGATCTCAATAGAAGAATATGTAAGAGCAAGCTTGGCACAGGGCGTTGATAAGGCAGTTATTAAAGCAACATTGTTAGATGATCTTAATACTGGAGGCAGAATATTTGGAGAGTTCAGAAACGCTATTAAAGCAACAGGTGAAGGATCAATAAATAGGTTTAGAGATACATCAGTTTATAATGAAGTCGGAACAGAGCAGGCATATAGATGGGTTGCAGTATTGACAAATACCTGTCCAGATTGCATGAAAAGGCATAACAATATAGCGAAATGGGAAGAATGGGAATCAATAGGATTGCCAAGAACAGGACAGACAGTATGCAAGCAACATTGTAGATGTGTAATGTTACCAGCGAAATCAACAGAGCTTGAACCAGTAAAAAGGGAGAAGCGAAAATGAGTACAGAATATGACACAACTAAAAACGGGATAGTTACAAGGTTGATTGGATTAGGATATAAAGAATCCAAAGTACCGTTTACTTTTGATAACGCTTCAACTAAAGAGTACAATAACAGTTTCATTTTAAACTGTGGTAGCGGTGTTCTCGACGAGGAAAACTCACAAACGATAGTCGACAGGGTGTATGATTTTCAGGATTGGGAAATAATGATAGCGTTTAAAAAGTCAGCACAGAATGACATTATAAACAGAGATCAGATGCACAGGAAGAAAGATTTAATAATAAAAGACTTAGACAGCCCAGGCAATTGGAGTTCTTTTGCGAGGGTTTTAAAATATAAAGAGTGGTCAGTAGAAGAAACTGATAATTATTATTTATTAACAGTAGGGATAGAAGTTCAAGTTAAATATCAATATTAAAGGAGGATAGATAAAATGACAATGCTAACCAAAAAAACAGTAGTATTAGCGAAAGTAGAAGGTACTTACGGGGCGGACCCTACTCTAGCGGCAGGTGATGATGCAGTAGAAGCATACGAGTTTACGCCACCTGTGATAAATGCAGATATGAAAGAAAGGAATCCTGGGAATGATGATTTGTCAATGTATGGCGAATTAAGAGGAAAGACATCTAATGACTTTCAAGTAATAGCAAACCTTAGAGGTTCAGGAGCAGCAGGAACAGCACCACGAAGAAGTCCTTTGTATAAGGCGTGTGGGTTTGAGGAAACTATAGTAAGTTCAACAAGCGTAGCTTACACACCAAGATCAAGCAGTAAAGAGAGTTGTGCTATAAAGGCATATATTGATGGTATCATACATCTATTGTTAGGGTGTGTAGGTAACTATCAGCTTGAAGCTGTAGCTGGTGAGACGGTAAAGGAAACATTTGATTTAAAAGCAAAGTATGCTTTACCAACAGATGGCACGATAGTAAGCCCTACCTTTGATTCTACAGTGCCACAGATAGCAAAGAGTGTCGTAATGACAATTGGCAGTTATTCTGCTATACTTGAAAAGTTTACACTCAACATGAACAACACTGTTGCTGAAAGACCAGATCAGAATGAAACAGAAGGCGTGAAAGGTTTTGTTATTACAGGAAGAAACCCAGAAGGCACGATTATGATAGAAGCTGTGCTTAGAGCTACATCTAATGCTGATTTCTTGAGTTATTTTCACAACACAACTGTAAAGGATATATCTTTTGTTCTTGGTGGAACAGCAGGTAATATTGCTACAATAACATTACCAAAGATATATTTGAGAGCACCAGTTACTGGTGATCGTGACGGAGTGCGAACAAATGAGCTACCATTCCAGATAGCAAGAAATTCTGGAGATGATGAAGTAAGTATTTCTTTCACATAAAACAAAAAGGGTTTTAGCTGGTTTTTTCCCAATTTAACAATAAAACCAGAACAACAAGGAGGGTGGCATGATAGGAATAGATGTAAATGAAACAGAGGAAGTATCAATTAAGGATGCAAAGTTTACGATAGGTGTTATATCTTATAAGGTAAGATTAGCATTGACAAAGATAACTTTGCAACTTGCAGGAGATAGTAAGGCTTCTGGGAGTTCTCCAGTTGAGGCTTTCATGGATCAACAAGTAGAGTATATCAAGCATGGCATAAAAGGCCATAGTGGAATAAAGACCACGAAAGGCGTTGATGTACCATTCGTGGCAAATGATGATGGAACAGTAAGCGAAGAAACGCTAAATATATATTTAGCAGCTAATATTGTTTCTGATCTATTTAGCAAGGTATTACTTTTTAATACTCCAACAGGAGATGAACAAAAAAACTAATAATGGCGGTTCAGGTCAGTGATATGGATTGCCAAAAATGCGGTGAAGATGTAAAACGTCTTAAAGGTTGCGAAGAAGAAGTTGAGGCATATTTAATAGAAGGAGAAAAATATACTAGATGTCCAGTAAAATTAATAACGCCATATACGAGAGTTTTAATAAGTGCTTATAACAATGTAAGAAGTTATAATGTTTTACCTAACAAGGGCGGGCTATTAGATCAAAGCTGGAAAGCAATAGATATATTTAATATTATAGATGCCAGTTTAGCGAAAAAAAGGAGAACGAATGGCTAATAAAATGGAAATAATCCTTGTAGGTAAAGATGAGGCAACGAAAAAGCTAAAAAGGAATATGTCTGATTTGGCTAATACTGGCAAAAAGACTTCGGCAGGTATAACTAAAAACTTCGTACTCGTTACTGCCGCTATTGTGCTGACTGCAAAAGCTGTTCAGCAACTTACCAAAGCATTTATTAGTATGGGTAAAAACCTCGTTTCAGTAGGATCTAAAGTTGAACAGTTAAGAGTTCGTCTTGAGGTTTTGTTAGGGAGTGCTGAAAAAGGTAATCAAGTCTTTGCTGATATGGCAGAGATCGCAGGAAAAGTACCAAAGACATATGACGAGATCATGGAATCAGCAACAGCCTTAGCGGGTGTTGTTCGTGATGGTTCAATAGAGATAAAGCAATTAATGCCTATTATCGTCGACATTTCAGCATCCACAGGTATAGCCGTTCAAGAAGTAACAAGTCAAATCATAAGGATGTACTCAGCAGGTGCTGCCGCAGCAGATATGTTTAGAGAAAGAGGTATCACTCAAGCGTTAGGTTTTCAGGCAGGAGTAAAGACTTCTGCAACAGAAACAATGAAAGTTATTATAGATCAGTGGGAAGATGGCACAGGTAAGTTTGTTGGAGCATCAAACAAGCTTGCTACTACATGGGTAGGTGCTGTATCAATGATGGAAGATGCTTGGTTTACGTTTAGGTTAGAGATAGGCAAGGAGATGTTCAAGAGTGCCAAAGCTGATCTAAATGCAGTTCTTTCGCTAATAAATAAATCAAAAGAAGAAGGTGGAGGCTATAACGACGTAATAGAAAAAACAGGAAAACTGATTGATGATATGTTCACTAAGTCAAAACAGTTTGCTGTAGCAGCAGTTGTAGGTGGCGGACAGGCTGTAGACATATACAACGATTTAGCGTTTCATTTGCAGAAAGTAACCAATTTTTTTACAATGGCCGCTATTGGAGCTCTTAAATTAGGGCAAGCAACTGTAGAGGGTGCAACATTTGGCAGGGCAGATACATCAGGAATATCAGAAAACATAAAAGAGGCAGAAGCATTGTTAGTAGGTGGTCTGCAGGTCGAGTTTGATTTAAGAGAAAAGGCTAAAGAGGACTACTCAACAATATTGCGTGAGCAACTAGATAGTTTATTATCAGTTATAGAAGAAGAAAAGATAATGATAGAAGCTGCTGAAACTGAAAAGACGGAAATAGTCAGATCAGCCGAAGAAGAAAGACTAGCTGAAAGAAAGAAAACAATAGCGAAATTAACATCAGAAAACGCACTGTTTGCTGAATCTTTTAAGAAGTCGCAAATTAGTGCTATGCAGTCAGTTATAAAGGTAAAGAATCAGTTTGCAACTGGAATATCAACAATGTTCGGCGATATGGTAAAGGGTACGTTTGACGCTCAAAAAGCGTTTACTGATCTAGGTATAAGCATTGTTCAGACATTAATAGATGCTTCTGTTCAATGGGTAATAAACAAGGCTATCTCGGAAGTGTTATTAGCGACTACTGTGGCTTCTTCCGTAGAAGCAGCAGCCACCACAACAGCAGTATGGACACCAGCAGCAGCAGCAGTATCGTTGGCAACATTTGGTGCTAACTCAGTAGGAGCAATAGCAGGAATGACAGCAGCACACGTTGCAGCAGCAACAATGGCAATCCCCGCACTAGCAGAAGGTGGGATAGTAAGCAAGCCTACTATAGCTTTAATAGGTGAAGCTGGACCAGAAGCAATAGTGCCTTTAGATGGGAATAAGAGCGTAGGGAAAGAAACCGAAATAAACATCACAATAAACAATCCTGTGTTCAAGGATGAGGAAAACATGGAAAAAGTGTTTGAAGAAATAAGCGATATGATGAACAGGGAAGTTGAGAGGTTGTAATGGCAATTGAATTAAAATTTGGGAGTTTAGCGTTAAGTAGCACTAACAATATAACTATATCAAAAATAGGTATAAAGGAAACAAAGGCTGTAAAGGCTTTTAATATTCCTAAAGCAGATAATGCTATAGCTGAAACAGCTAAAAGGAATACTGTGATGATAACTGTTGCAGGAGATATAGCAGGCACAGGATATGATGATCTAAGAACAAATCTTGATGCTTTGAGGGCAGGGCTAGAGAATGGCAAGCAGAACTTCACACAAGATGATGATAGATACATAGTGGCACAATTAAAGAATTTTTCGTATTCGTTTGTTAAGTTGCAGATCCTTGCAAAATGGACAGCAACATTCATATCAGATGATCCAGTATGGTATGCACAAACAGCAACTACAGATACAAGAACACCTACAAGCGGAGTAGGCTATACAATAGCAAACGCAGGAAATGCACCTGTAAGATGCAAGCTTGAAATGACAGCACCAGGTGGCGGCATAAGTGACGATATTCAATTTGAGAACACTACAAATGGTGAATTAATGAAGTATAGAGGTGACGTGGTAGCAACAGAAGTATTAGAGATAGACAATAGATATGATACGGAGGATTTTCAAGTATTAAACAATGCTGTTGACGAACACACTAACTTTGAAGGTGACTTTATTACGCTTGAGCCTGGAAACAACACACTAGAGTTTACGGGGGCAGCACCGCCTTCAATTAAAATAACATATAGGAACGGGTGGTATTAATGGCTAACGCAACAAAGTACAGCGTGGAATTAAGAGATAAAGATGGCAACTTAAAGCAATATCTAACACCTTTTGTTGATAAGCTCGATTGGGAATGGAATAAAATAGGTGGATGTGGTAGATGCAATATATCACTAGCAATGGAATATAGGAAGATAAACTTTAGTGCTGATGATGATATACAAATAATAATAGGCTCAGGTGCTACATCAAAATTAGTGTATCGAGGTTGGGTAGCAAAGATAATCCCTGCATTAAAGATAGGGCAAGAGATAAAGTTAAATGTTAGAGGATATTCTGATAAACTTATTAAACTGGTAGTGCATGATGATGCTGGTAATAAGACATATGAAAATGCAAGCGTGTTAAATATAGTTGATAATATAATTGATACTTATGTAGTACCAAATAGCGCTATAACAAAAGGCACAATAGACGCAGGAGCATATACTCCTGATATATTGACATTTAAAACTTCGGTGAAAGATGCGTTAAGAACTTTAGCAAATTTAGAAGGTAAAGTAGAGTATGGTGTCGACGAGGATTTAGCATTTTTCTGGAGATCGCAAGATGATACTATAAAACGTAAATGGTTTGTTGGTGATAATGTAAAAGCTTTTGAGAGGCGTATAAATTGGGATAGCTTAATTAATAAAGTATATTTTGAAGGTGGCGAACTTTCTGATGGTTCAAAGTTTACTAAAATAGCAGATGCAGTAGATAGTCAGACAAGTTACTTTTTAGCAGAAATAATTAAAAGCAATTCTTCAATAACAACATCAAGTGTGGCAGATCAATATTTAAGTTCAATATTAAAAGAGCAAAGCAAGCCACAGTTAGAAATGAAAGTTAGTATTGTTAATACAAATGTAAGGATAGAAGATACAGTGCCTTTGGGCAGAGTAGCAGTTGCGGATCCTGACCATGATACTAATTTGAACAAATGGGGAACTACAGCCAATGGTGGAAGCAATCTTGTATGGGGAACAATGGCGAATGGTGGTAGCAATGCAGTTTGGGGTGGTGTATTTTCTGACCAGATAGAAAGTTTAAAATATACGTTAAGTGATACAGATGATAGATTTAATATATCCATCAATTTCGGTGGAACAATATCGGAAACATCTGCAAGAATAAAACAAATAGAATTATTATTAGATAGCGAAAGGCAAAGGTGATATTATGGCAGCAAGTTGGCCAGGTGCAAAAAAGACTTTTACTCCGTTAGTAGATGGTACTACTTTCGAAGAAGGTATAAATGTAAATACAGCATATGATGAAGTTGAAGCATTGCAGGTATTCATTGGTGCGAGTGGAAACGCTCAAAGCAAGAACGCAGCATTGAATAACTTGTTTAGGGAGTTATTTAATCCAGCACCATCAATAACACGAATAGATGATGATACAATAGAAATATCAGCGTGTAGTATTGTTATGTTTGATGGCAACGATTATGTTATAAAGCGTAATACTACGGCAACGCAGATAACCTTATCATCTAATTTAGACACAGGAGCAGAAGCGAACTCGACAAGATATTATGTGCATTTGATAGGTGACGGATCAAGTACAACATGGACAGCAGTATTTTCTTTAAGTGCAACAACGCCATCAGGAGCAACATATCATAAGCTTATAGGGGATATATATAATGATGCAAGCGGAGATATAACAGTAGCAGACAACTCTTTGTCTAACTCTTTGTATAATAAAGTTGTTCAAGTTCAAGAAACGCAAGATGGAGCAGTAGCAACAGGTGGTACAGCTATGCCATCAGATTCTAGTATACCACAAATAACAGAGGGTGACGAGTATATGACTTGTGCAATAACGCCAACTAATGCTTTAAATATACTTAAAATAGATGTAGTAATGAATATTGGTATGGCAGTTGATGAGAGGGTAATGGTAGCAGGTTTGTTTCAAGATGCGACAGCAGGTGCTTTAAAAGCTGTTTCAGGAACAGGTATGACAACTGCTACTAAAACACTTTCATTTACTCATTATATGGTAGCAGGAACAACAAGCGAAACTACCTTTAGAGCAAGGGCAGGCGGAGCAAGTGGTACAACGACATTTAATGGTATAATAGGAGGAGTAATACATGGCGGAGTTATGGGTTCAAGTATAACAGTAACAGAATTAAAGAGGTAAACATGAAAAAGGTATTAAGTCTATTACTAATAACAGGGTTAATTGTTACGTCAGCGTTTGGTGCAGCACCTAAAGCAGACAAGATACGAATAGCTGATGCAGGATCTTATTATACTGGTACAGAAGTTGAAGCTGCTTTGCAGGAGATAGGTGCAGGAACAGTAGTGCCTTCTCCGACTTGGGGAAACATAACAGGAACATTGTCGAATCAAACAGATTTGCAGACTGCATTAGATGCTAAAGTAGACGAAAATTCAGCTATTACAGGAGCAACAAAAACTAAAGTTACTTATGATGCTAAAGGACTCGTTACTGCGGGTGCAGATGCTACTACTGCCGACATTGCCGATTCTACTGACGCAAGATATGTAACAGATGCACAGTTAGTAGTAATAGGAAATACAAGCGGAACAAATACTGGCGATCAGACTTCAATAGTAGGTATAACAGGAACAATGTCACAGTTTGATACTGCTGTAACAGATGGCAACTTCGCATATGCAGGTGGAGCTTACCATGATGGTTTTTCAGATTTCGTGGCAAACGAACATATCGACCATACAGCCGTTACCATAACAACAGGTTCAGGGCTTACGGGTGGAGGCGATATATCAACTAATAGAACATTCGACCTTGATATAAACAGTTTATCGTTAGCAACAATAGCAGATGGCGATTTTATTCCTTTCTGGGATATTACAGCAACAGCAACAAATAAGAAAATGACGTTTGCAAATTTAGAAGGAGCTTTAGACCATGCAAATTTAACTAATCTAAATTGGGCAGCAGCAGGACATACTATTGATACAGCAGTAGACTACAATTCTAACAATATAACAGAAATGGGTAATATCACAGGTACAGATATAGACATTTCAGCAGGCACAGGAGATTATCTTTCATCAGGAAATGTTACAATAGATTCTGATGCTTCTAAGTTAATATTAGGTGATCTTCAAGATTTTGAAATATACCATGATGGAAGTAACGGTTATGTGGATAACAATACAGGCGACCTTAAACTTAACCCTTCTGCTGGTGGGAATGTGACGTTATTTGAAGATGTTGATGTAAATAATGCCGCAGATGGAAAAAGATTTATTGTTAAAAGAAAAGCTGCTGAAGGCGATACAGATATAACATTTTACATAGATTCTCAAAAAAGAGGAGTTATTCAAACAACTAATACTTCGCAGTTACGAATAAATAGTGGTATATCAGGAGTTTTAAATATACAACATTTTGCACAAGCAGATGTATTATTTTTTGAACAAGCAGCAAGTGGAGAAAACAGGTCTATTCATCAAGCAGGATACAGAACTGCAGCAGCAGATGAAGTGGAAATATTATGGACAGTAAAAGATACTGACGATTACTTTTGGCTTGAAAGGGAAACAACGGATATATTAGGCTTTAAGATAGATATGCCATTAGATTTAGTTGATAACGCTATTACTACTACAGGAAACGCAACAGTAGGTGGTTCAGTATTAGCTTCCACAGGCACGCTTACGTTAGGAGGTACAGGAGGAACGTATAACGAAACACTCGCTATTGATTTTGAAACTGTAGAAAATTTAATCGGATTTAGTTCAAGTTCAGGGGTTACTGCATACGACTATAGCGGAGATTTATTTGTAGGTTTAAGAGCGGGAGAAGGTAGTAGAGTATTACCCGCAGTAGATTCTAACTATAGACTAAGGGCTTATAGTAATGCTACGGATAGAAATGATACCTATATGGAACTTTATCACGACAACGCTAATGGAACAATTACATCAGGGCGTGGACACTTTATATTTACAGCTTTAACGGATGATAAAAAATTCATATTTAATATGGGTGGGAATCAAGTCTTTGATATATATGGAAATGCAGGAAAAGCACAATTAGCTTTTATCACTAAAGATGTTATGGGTAATCAGATAGTTTTTGCAAATATATGGAATAAAGATTATGACCACGCAACTCAGACAAATCCAACACTTTATATACAGAGTGACATAGATCCCGATACAAACAATACCC